GTGTACCGGGAGGTCGCACCGGAATCAAGATCGAGGCGCGCAAGAAGAACGCGGATGATGCACTGTTCACCAACATCTTGCCGACACCGGGCCAGTCGATTGTGCAGCAGGTGGATGCGTGCGGCGGCGCGTGTCTCTTGATCAAGCGGCGCGTGTTCGAGCATCCGGGCATGATGCTGCCGACGGCGTACCAGAATGGCGATGGCGAGCCGTGCGATCTGAACGATGAGAAGGGGCAGCAGACGTGGGCTCCGCCGTTTTTCCGCTCGCTGCGCAAGCCGAACGGAGAGCTGTTGCGCGGCGAAGACATCGACTTTACGTATCGCGCGACGCAGCTCGGGTTCACCGTGAAGGTGGATATCGGCGCGGAGATCGGTCACTTCAAGACGATCGACATCGACGGTGTGGAGCGTGCCGCGCGACAAGCGATCCAGCGGCACCTGGCATACATGCAGGCGCAACAGAGCGCGGAGGTAGCGTCGCATGAGTAACGAACGAGTCGTGATGGAGTATGCGCGCGGTTACGCGGAGGTGCGCGCGCTTGACGATCAACCGAACACGATCGAAGCGGTGATTTCGGACGCGACCCTGGATCGCGCTGGCGACGTGGTGGAGCAGTCGGGCTGGCAGCTCGAAAGCTACAAGAAAAACCCGGTCGTGTTGTGGGCGCATGATTCTAGCATTCCGCCGATCGGTAAGGCGGTAGACGTGCGCGTCAGTGCGGGAAAGCTGCGCGCAACGACGATCTTCGCGAATACGCCGCTCGCGCAGGAAGTGTTTCAGCTCTATCGCGGCGGATTCTTGCGATCGTTCTCCGTCGGGTTCAAGCCGCTCGCGTTTCGCCCCATCCGTGATGATGACGGCAACGTGACTGGGTTTCGCTTTATGAAGCAAGAGCTTCTGGAGTATTCTGCTGTGTCGATCCCGGCGAACCCGAACGCCGTGGTCATGATGCGATCGATGTGTGAGCGCGGCATGTTGCAGGATGTGGCGCGGTTTCTTCCTCCCTCCGTCACCGGTCCAACCGCCGACGAGATCGAGACCGTGATCCGACGCCATATCGCGTTGCACGACGCGCTGAAAGAGTGTCCGACCATAACGCGCATGTTGCGGTGAGGTGACTCATGGACCCCGAACTGTTGAAGCAGCTGGACAAGAAACTCGAATCGGTGCTCGGTTCGAGCAAGGCCGCTCAGGATGCGGTTGACGAGATTCGCGCCGAGCAAGGCAAGGGCATGACGGAGTTGCAGGCCAAGGTACTGGCGCTGCAAACGGACTTGAAATCCGCCCGCGAGCACTCTGAAAAGCTCGAAGCGGACTTCAATGCACGCCGATTCAACGGCGGCGTCGACGAGTTGAAAAACGCGATCCCGGACGAACACCGCTCGCAAATCGATGTTGTGCGGCTGTCGGCGACGGTGGACGAGCGCCTGAACCCGACGCTCGCAAACACAAATGCAATTGAGCAGTTGAAGAAAGACGACCCGATCAAGTACGTCGCGTGTGCGTCGTGGCTGCATTCGCGACTCATGCGCGCGGTGTCGCAGACGCGCTCGGACGCGCAGGGCATCGTCAAGTACCACGAGCGCGCCGAAAAGTTGGGGGCGTTGCTCGGTCAAGTCGACAAGGCGGCGTTGGCCGAGACGACCAACGTGGGCGCTGAGTTCGTGCCGACGATTGTCGAGGCACTGATCGGCCGTGTGATCAAGGATAACTCGGTCGTGCGGAGGTCTGGCCCGACCACGGTGCAGATGACCTCGCAGACGCACAATCTGCCGCGCCTCGACACCAACTTCTCGCAGTTCTGGACGGCGGAGGGCGCATCGATTTCCGACTCTGCCCCGACGACGTATTTTTCGTCGGTTGCGCTGACGGCGAAGAAAAACACAGGACTCGCTACGGCAAGCATCGAAGTGCTGCAGGACAGCATCGTCAACATCAACGATTTCTTCCTGGTGCATCTCGGCGAAATGATGGGGCGTGCCGAAGATCAGCAAGCACTTGAAGGCACCGGGACAGTGTTCACGGGCCTTGGCTCCGCAACTGGAGTCAACAGCGTTGCGGGCACGTCTGTCGGCATCACGCTGTCGACGTTGATGGCGACGGCTTACAAAGCGGAGGATGAGTCCACGCGCGATGGTGGCGTGTGGTTCTCGCATCCGTGGGTCGTGCGCGATGCCTTGCAGCTCACGACGGGCACAGCCGGCACGCCGTGGCTACCGCTGATCCCGTTCCAGAATCAGGGGCGCACCAAGGACTTGCTCGGATTCCCGGTGTTCGCCACGTCGGTGATCGCGCGGTCTGCGACGACCACCAGCACGACCACGCTGTATTTCGGCAATCCAAAGGGCATCGTGTTCGGTGATCGCATGGGCACGATGTTCGACGTGGACCCGTATGGTCTTTTCACGACTGCCCAGGTTCGTTTGCGTGTGATCCGTCGTACTGGCATTGCTGTATGGGTGCCACCGCGATTTACGAAAGCGACGTTCATCGCGGTTTCGTAACCGTAGAGAGCTGAGACGATGCGCGATCTGGACCACACGACACAGACTGAGCAATCCGAGCAGCACGCTGCTCTGATCTCAGACGCACCGCGCGAAGACGGCTCCGAGTTCGTGCATCGTCTCTCTCTTGAATGGCGGCAACGCGCAATGATGGTTGCGAAGACGGGGGTCTCATGGCGTATGTGAGCGAAGAACTGATTGCGTCTGCCGCGTATGCCGCGAGTGGGAATAGTGCGCGGTTCACCGTGCCGACCTTGAGCATGCTAGCAGTGACGATCAACATCACGGCGGGCTCTGGGTCGTTCTTGCCATTGTTGCAGGTGAGCCCGGACGATACGACGTGGTTTGATTTTCCCGCGGACATGGCGCGTAAGACCGGAGATACTGGGACTGGCTCGATCGTCTCCGGTCTCTACATCACGGGGTCGTCAGCGGCGACGACAGCGAGCAGCTATCTGGGCATCTACAAGCACTTGCCCGCCAAGAACATCCGACTGTCCTGGTCGATCAGCGGTACGGGTGCGACGTTCACGTTTTCTGCGAGGTATGTGGGCAAGTGAGCGGTCGCGCAATAACGGATGTAGCCACTGTGGAGGCATGGTCGTCTGTGCCCGCAGCGGACTCGGTTCTGCTTCAGCGCTGCATCGATGCGGCGTCGGAGATGATCGAAGCGGAGTGCGCCCGTCGCTTCAAGACGTCGACGTATACGGCGGTACGCCACAACGGTAGCGATGCGAGTGGCGGCCGCGCATCGTTGTGGCTGGCTGATCCGGCAAATGGTCTCGCCACTCCCAACGTGACCGCGGTCGCGCTGGTCACGGAAAGCGGCAGCACGTTGTCTGTTGCGTTGAGTTCGGCTGCGTTCTCGGCTGAAACGCAAGCCGTGTGTGTCGCGAGGACCGGCGAACTCATCCGGGTCAGCGCGTCGGCGAATGAGTTGGTGCGCGTGCCGTGGGTGTCCGGCATGAGCAACGTGGTCGTGACGTATACTGCCGGGTTCTCGAGCGCGCCGACGAGCGGCTACACCATGCCACTGGATCTCGAGCAGGTGTGCTGCGAGTTGGCCTGGCTGCTCTATCGCGACAAGAATCGCGTCGGTGTCGAGTCGCTTCAGATCGGCGGGCGCTCTGTGTCGCTGCGCGGTGCGTTGAGTCCGCAGTCCGTGGCCGCACTGGACGCATGGACCATCGCGATACCGCGTCATACTCTGGTTGGCTGAGATGTTGACGGTGCGCATCGACACGCAGTCGCTCGACCTGACCGGGTCGCGGCTGAACGCGGTACGCTCATTGTTGCCGCAGGCGATGGTGCGCGGTGTCGAGGCGACGACCTTGATGTATGCGCGGGTCACGATCAACGCCAAGTTGACGGAGGCCAATCCGCCGTACCTGAACCAGCGCACGGGTCGGCTCGCCTTCTCCGTCGCGGAGTCAATCAAGAAAGAGCGCGCGACGCTTGTTGGTGATCGCGTGGTGTCCGCCTATGGGACCAACGTGCACTACGGCATCAAGCATGAGCGCGGCGGCGTGTACCGCGAGGTCGTGCCTGGGCACATGCGCCGCCTCACGCGCGGCAGAACCCCTCGGCTGGTGCCCGTGCGCGAGCACGCGCAAAAACGGCGGTATCGCGCGCGTCGCATGTTCGCGCACGCCATTGCGGACTTGCGTCCGCACTCCGCAAAGCCGCTGCGCAAGACGATTGCGTTCGTGATTCGCAAGCGCGTGCTGCCGTCGGTTGCGGTGGCGTTGGCGGGCACTCCCGGCGCGAGTCCTGCGCGGATCAAGCGACTATGAGTAACGTGCTCACCGATGGCGGCTTTGAGCTGCACTCGCCGCTGTGGCTCTACACCAACGCGGTGCGCTCGAGCGCTTACGCCGCGTATGAAGGGTCATTTGTTGCGGAGCTGACGTTTGTCGGTCCGTCCGCCGCCGCTGTGTCGCAGCGCGTTGTCTTGACACCGGGTCGGTTATCGGCGTGGTCGTGTCGTGTGCGTCGCGTCAGCGGGTCCGGCGGGGTTGTGTTCTACGCACTATCCGATGCGAATGCTGTGCTCGGGCTCGCATCTATCGACGGAGCCGCCGCGTCCGGTACGTGGCAGGTGTTGAGTTTCTTCGTGGCAGCGTCGGAACCAGGGGCCCGTCTGTACGTGCAATCGATCGATGACGGGGCGAGCGTGTGGTTGGTCGACGCATGCGAGATCAGCGAGGTGGCCGTGCCGCGACATTTCCACACAGCGATCACCGCTCTGTACGATCGCATCAAAACGATTGCTGGAGCGGACTACTATCACGACTTGACAGGGCGTGTGTACGCGCGCGCCCTTGATCCTCAGACGCACTCTCCCGGATTCCCGTTTGCGTGCATCACGTTGCAGCGGAAGCCGGAGTTTGAACCAGTAGATGGGACGTGGGTGCTCGCAACGATTACGCCCACAGTCGTGGGGTTCGTTGCCGAGAGCGAAGCGCTGGACGGAGCCAACAGTTCGGTCGTCTCCGCGCTGAAGTTCATCGAGGATGTGACGCGCGCGATCATGCCCGCGTCCGGAACGCGCTGGATTCTCGGCTCGTCGCAGATCGAAGACGTGTCGATCGACCCGCAGCCGATGGAGGTGGGCATGGTTGACAATCACGAGTACGCGATCGTTCCGATCGACATCATGATTCGCATGCGTGTGCAGCGCAGCGATCTTGGACCGAGTGCGACATGAAGCTACGCTTTGGCGGCCCGACGTTCCCCGAGACGTTCGCCGGTGGGCGCATGAAGACGTGGTTTTACGATCTCGGACGGCCGTTGGCCGATGGCACCTACGCGCAAACCGTCGTGTATTTCGGCGATGAGGTTGCGTTGGAGCGCGTGTTGAACGCGCAAGAGTTTGTCGATCGTGGCATGGCAACTGTTGTCGAGTGTGATGAGACCGCGAGCGCCGAGCTGGTCGCGTCACCTAACGACGTGTCGGCGTAGAGGGCTAAGAGATGGCGACGAACACAGCAAACATTTGTATCGGCGCGGCCACGGTGTCCATCGGGGCATACGTCGCAGCAGGCGGAGCCGCAACGCTGATCGATGTCGGGCACACCAAGGAGGCGGTGACGCTGACTCCCGCGTTCGAGGATTACGCGATCATGTCAGAGCGGGCGTTCGGTCCGCTGAAGAAGATCCCGATCGGCGGCACGTTCAAGCTCGCGGTTTCGTTGATCGAGAGCACGATCGAGAACTACCGCGTTGCGTTTCGTCAAGCGGGGGGGAGCACGAGCGGCACCGCGCCTAACTTGACACTGCGCGTTGGCGATTTCGCGCAGCAGTATCATCAGATTCAGATCGTCAGCGCTGGCGTTGGATCGACAGCCGTGCGCACGATCACGGCGTGGCGCGCGATCGTCGAATCGGTCGAGGCCGTGCAATACGGCAAGACCGGCGAACAGCGGCTCGACCTGCTGTTCGACTTGATGTACGACGACAGCGTGTCGACTGCGGACAAGTTCCTGAAGATCGTGGATGCGTGATGCCGCTCAACGACTTTGCGTTTCAGCGCCGTGTTGTCGCGCGAGGAGGTCGGCAGTACGTGTGCCGACCTCCCACAGTAGAGACGGTCCGGCGCTTTCTTCTCGCGTACCCAGCGGAGGTCTACGCGATGAGTGAGATGGCTGGGCGCGGAGATGTGTCTGGTCTATCACCTGAGAACGTGCTACCCCTGCTTGTGGCCACGCCGCGCGCGCTCGCGCACGTCTTAGGGTCGTGCGTCGAGACGCAGGGGCACATCATCGGTTCCGATCTGGACGTGCCGCACGAGGATCTGACGCCTGTGGCGCTGGCGGTCTGCTCTATGAGCGATGTAGAGCGCATCGCGCGCAGCATCCGTCCGCCGAAACCGGACGATCGCGTGCTCGACACATCGACGACTGGTCCGTCGCCGCACGACATCGCGATCTGCGCGCTGGCTCGCGAATATGGCGTGCCGCCGCACTCCATCGCGGAGTGGCCCTATGAGTCGTTCTTGTCGGCTCTCGCCGTGTTGAACACGCTGCGAGCCGGCGAGTCCGAATCGGAGAGTGCTATTAGTGGAGCCGAGCTCACGAAGATCCCGGGCATCGGCTACGGGCGCGCGTAAATGGCCGACGAACGCATCCGCATACCCGTTGAGGCGACGCTTTCGGGCCAGGGCTTGAAGCAGGCGACTGACCAAGTCGATCAGCTCAAGCGCAGCGTCAACTCTGTCAAGTCATCGGTCGCGGGTGCGGCGTCGTCACTTTCGTCGCTCGGATCTCAGATCCTCGGCGGTCTCGCCGCGGCTCAGGTCATTGATTTCGCGCGATCGGCGATTGTGCAGTTTGCACGTCTCGAGCGTCAGATCGCGTCGCTCGGTCTGTCATTGCGCGCGATGGGCATCGAGACAGAAACGGTCTTGCCGCGCGCGCGGCAGTTCTTGCAGGCGCTCCAGGACGCGGGTGGCGCGCTCATGACAGAGACCGTGCCTGCGTTCGCTCGGTTCGTGTCGATCACGCGCGATGTGGATCAGGCGCTGGCCGCTGTAAAACTGGCAGCGGACATCGCCGAGAGCGGGCAATACGACTTCGCGCAAGCCGCTGCGGCACTTGGTCGCATCTTGCAGGGCTCGGTCGCGAGTGGGGCGCGCGCTCTTGGGATCGACATCCGCAACGCGAATGGCGAGATGAAGCGTGGTAGCGAGGTCTTGCACGACCTCGAACAGTTGTACGGCAATCTCTCGGTGCGGCTCTCCGACACGCAGAGCAGCGTGGACAAGATGTCGGCGTCGTGGGATACGTTCAAGACGCAGCTTGGCGAATCGCTGTCGCCGCTTGCGACTCTGGCGAGCAAGCTGTTGGATCTCGCTGTTGCCGGAGATCAGGTGCGGCGTGTCCTGCTGTCTTTTGGCCAGGATGAGACCGCGAAAGAGAACGTGTCGCGCTATGTGCAGGCGATACGCGAGATGCTTGGTCTTGCCACTGCGCCTTTGCCAAGCGGCAGTGCGCTCGACGCGTTGGG